GGATATGCAGAGGGACTTACAGAAGGAATGGCAGAGGACCCGGAAAGCAGGGACTATTACTGTGAGGTCATTCAGGATGAAGCCGGAAAAATGAATAAAATGGTAAAACAGCTTCTTACCCTTACAGCCCTTGAATTTGGCAATGACAAACCAGTTATGGAACAGTTTGATCTGGTTACATTAATAAGCGGTGTTCTTTCATCTGCAAAGATCCTTCTTCAGCAAAAAGAGGCTCAGGTTATATTTGATGCAAGCGAACCGGTCATGGTATGGGCGGATGAGTTTAAGATAGAAGAAGTAGTGACCAACTATCTGAATAATGCCATGAACCATTTGGACGGGGAAAAACGCATTGAGATCCGCATTGAGAAAAATGATAAAGAGGTAAAAGTAACGGTATTTAACACAGGGCAGAATATACCGGAGGAAGATCTTGGAAAACTCTGGACTAAATTCTATAAAGTAGATAAGGCACGCACCAGAGCTTACGGCGGAAGTGGCATTGGCCTTTCCATTGTGAAGGCGATCATGGATTCCCACAATAAGGCCTGTGGCGTACAGAATGTAAAAGATGGTGTGGAATTCTGGTTTACACTGGATTGCAGCATCTGATAAATATAGTATAAAGGGGTGCTTGGAGGCACCCTTTTATAGTGCGAAAATGTGCGGCAAAATTTTTTTGAAAAATAAGATAAGTTTTAGAATGAAAATCGACAAGAGGTTATAAAGCCTCTGCCGATTTTCTTTTTTTATAGGAAACAGCAGAAAAGAAGAGCGTGCAGAGCGTAAAAACTCTGGCACGCTTATTTTTTTACCATAAAAAGCGAATGAGAACGGAAAGGAGCATAGAGCATGGCGAAACGAAAGTATAAGCGTCTGCATTACGAGGACAGGCAGACTATAGAGGCTATGAGTAAACAGGGTAGCAGCGTAAAGGATATTGCAGCAGCGTTAGGTACACACAGGGACACGATCTATAGAGAGTTTAAACGCTGTGGGACTACGCAGGAAACATACACGGCAGCCAGAGGGCAGCAGACTTTATAACAAAAGAGAGGCAAAGAATGGAGAAACTTGAAAAACAAGCAATAGAGTTATTGCAAATGATGTGCGGTAGCACGGGCTGTGTAATTTCAGATAGCGGTGGAAAAGACAGTAGTGTATTAAAACACATTACGTTAAAGGCGCATGAAATATATGGACTGCCATTTAGCGTAAGACATAACCATACAACAGTAGACGCACCAGAAACCGTATATTTTGTACGGGATGAAAAAAAGAAATATGAAAGTATGGGGATAAAATACGAGATCCATTACCCAGCACAAAGTATGTGGCAGCTAATAGTAGCGCATAAAACACCACCAACAAGACTTATGCGTTATTGCTGCGCAGACTTGAAAGAAAATACAGGAATGGGCGAAAAACTGGTAACTGGGGTGCGAAAAGCAGAAAGCAGGAATAGAAAAGAAAATCAAGGAGCAGTTACATTTACTAAACCTAAAAGAGAATTGCTTAATAAAATCAAAGGAAATGAAAATTTTTACATTAACAGACAGGGCGGTGTAGTAACTCTAAATTTAGATAATTCAGAAACGAGAAGAATTGTAGAGAATTGTTACAGAACCAATAAAACACTTATAAATCCTCTGATCGACTGGCAGGATGATTTTCTTTATTGGTATATCGGCAAAGAGAATATACAACTAAATCCACTATACGGGTGCGGCTGGGGGCGGGTGGGTTGTATAGGCTGCCCAATGGCTGGAAAAAACAGGTGGGCTGAGTTTGAGAGATACCCTAAATATAAAGAGGCTTATATAAGAGCTTTCGACAAAATGCTTATAGAAAGAGAAAAGAGCGGTTTAAAAACTATGGATATATGGGCGACAGGAAAGAAAGTCTTTAAATGGTGGATGGAAGATGAAAATTTAGACGGACAGTTAGCTTTTGATATGGGCGGGAATATTTACGAGGAATATTTATAGGCGGCAGCAGCCGCCACGAGTGCCGTTAGTTCAGTTGGTTAGAGCAGCCGCCTCATAAGCGGCAAGTCGTGGGTTCAAGTCCCACACGGCGCATTGCGTAGCAGGCATGGCGAGCCTGCGGCAGAGGGCAGCAGGCTAATAGCTGCAATCTGTATACCGTGGAAAAATAGCGGCGGTCATACCAGCCAGAAAGTATGTGGACAGTCAACAGGTTTTTAGTTGCTTTTTAATGCGAAAAGCAGCCCGCACGGTAAAACCAAACGCCAGAACAGGAGAGCGGCACACATGGAAAGACAGAGAGCGCCGCCGAAAGGAAGAGAGGCAGAGAATGGCAGCAGAGGCATTGATAGTAGAGGTCGCATACCAGAGAGGCTATGCAGATGCCATAGCAGATATGCGAAAGAAAAAAGAACAGAGGCGGCAGCGGGAGCAGGCAAAGAAAGCCCGCCGCTGGTATTTCATTAAGCAGAAAGCCTACGGGCTTGCAATGCTGGCAGTTACCGTGCTGGCAGTATGGGCGACAGAGGGCGACATAACAATAGCGGTTATTACCGTACCGCTGGGGCTTATGTGCCTTTTCAGTAAAAAAATGCTGATAGTAGACAACTACTATTTTGAGGCAGAAAAGGGGCAAACATGGGAATAACAAGGACGGTAACAACACAGGTATATTGCGACGTATGCGGCAAGTGGGTAATTGGCTGGGAAAGCGAGGAAACAGGAGTAAGCAGAGAGTGGGCTAAGTACCATGCAAGGCGTAAGGGCTGCACAGCCGGACAAAAGGTTATATGCAAAGAGTGCCGGATAAAGCAGCGTATTAAAAAATGCAGTTTGCAGAAAAAATGGGGCGCAGCTGGAATGGACGGCGGCGCTTGTCTGGGATTTACACACGACGGGGACGACGAGCCTATAGAACGCTGCAAGCGTTGCATAGCCTGCACAAGTTTTGACTGGGAAGAGGAAAAAGAAAGGCTGAAACTATGAGAAAACAGAAACGACAGACAGTTAAAAAACTGATACAGTGCGTAGCCATTATAGCAGCAGGCGTGCTGGCAATCATTTTGTTTATGTGGGTTATCTGGTACAGAGGAAAGAACAGCGAGCCAGTGACGGACGAACAGGTAGCAGCGCAGATGCAGCAGGCAGAGCCGCTGGTAATTGAAACGCCAGAGGCAGCCACAGAGGGCAGTATAAGAGTATACGACTATGACGGCTGCTGTATTTATTCCTACTACGGTAAAATTCGGATAAACAACGACGGTAAGAACGGCAAGGACATTGACGTAGAGGCAATAGGCTACTTAGAGGGCTACCAAGAGCATAAGGACGAAAGCGAGGCAGGCAATGAGTGAGGTATACATACGCAGCCAGAATAAAGAAAAGCTGTATAGACTGGGCGGTAATTACGCCTGCGTAGAGTACGGAGAGTACGAGGACGTAAAGAAAAAGAGAGGCGGCGCAGAGGCAGACAAAAAGCGCCACGTAATTTGCATAAGTGACGGGTGTTTAGAGGAAATCGGAGAGTATGCCACAAAAGAGCGCTGCTTAGAGGTTCTGGACGAGATACAGAAAGCGTGCGTAAGCTATCTGTTTACGGCTGGCGGTGCAGCCATAGTAAGGGACGGCATGGACGTACAGCCGTTTGCAGCAGTAATACCGAGGCTGTACGAAATGCCGGAGAAGTAGGAGAGGCAGACAGTGACAGTAAAGGAATTTATAGGCACGCTGGAGAGTTCAGACCGACTGCGCATTATCGAGGGCGGGGCAGACGTTTACGTAGGGTATCTGGCAGCGTTCAAACCGTTTGCAGACCATGAGATAAGCGAGGAATACCGAAAATACAGCGAGCATGAGGTAAAGAAATTTAGGGCAGTGCCAGAGATAACGCACAGACGCTGGGAAGAGCTGGGGCTTATGAAACCATTAGAGCCAGACCAGACAGCACAGTATAAGTTTAGTGATTTGCAGATGTCGCTTTACTACACCATTTACATATAAGAAAGGAAAGGGCAGGAAGTATGACAAAGAAAAAGCCAGATTTTTTACGGGATTTAGATACTGCAATCATGGACGAGCTTACAGGTGGCGGTATCAAGGGAAATGCAGCGGGACTGGTAGGAACGCTTACACAAATTAAAGAAATTAAGCAGCTATGCGGGCTGCCGTTTTGTGGTTATATGGCAAAGCTGGAAACGGTAAGACCAAGCGGCGTGCCGGACGAGGTAACGGTAGTATTTGCAGAGGACGTACCATACAGGGCTTGCAGCGGCATAGAATTTGACGTTATGCAGGAATTTGTAGAGGGCAGCAGGCTTTTACTGACAGGCAAGGCACAGACGCTTAAGGACTTCCAGAGCGGTAGACTGCTGGTATATATTCTGGCAGATTTTGTGGCGGTATCAGAAAAGGCAGTAGAGCAGGACGAGGTAGCAGTAAGAGGCGTTATAGCGAATAAGCCAACACACAGAGAAACGCCAAGAGGCAAGCGTATTACTGATCTTGCAGTAAGGGTAAGAAATGAGCTTACAGGCAGCAACTGCTATTTACCGTGCATCTGCTGGCAGGAACAGGCAGACGAGGCGGCGCAGTGGCAGCAGGGCGACACTGTAGAGCTGCTGGGACGGTATCAGAGCCGCCAGTATGAAAAGGTGCTTGACGCAGCCACAGGAGAAAGAGAACAGCGCACAGCTTACGAGGTATCGGTACGGCTGATTAGAAGAAAGGAAGAGGCAGAAAATGAGTGTTGAACATATCGGCAAGGGTTATGTAAAAATCTGCGTGAGTGAGGAAGAGTTAGAGAACAGCATAGCTGGGCTTAGCCAGTTAAAACCTATTTTGCAAGCGCAGGCAATGAAAGGGAACGGAAGAAACACAAAGCAGGGGCTTATTGACGCAGCAGAGCTGGGAAAACATTTTGATACAGCGATAGATGCAATGACTATGCTTTTGGCTGGGTTTAAGGAAGAAAGCGAGGCACAGAATGAAGAGTAAAACAATTTTAGGAGCAGACGGCGCAACAAAAATGCAGCAGATTACAGTAGGGATACACGGAAAGGGCGGCGAGGCAGGCATAAAGGCAATACAGCAGCTTGCAGGCATGGTGGACAGCTTAAAGCAGTGCCAGACACCACAGGAAGTATACGACAGATATTTACAGATTACGG